TAGGAAGGCGTTAAAGTGTAGATTGATATACGCTTGTAACCCTTAGTGCCCGGAGTGACTAAAGCCGGGTACCAGGAACCGTCGCGATCTTTCATATGCCTAGTAGGGCCCAAATCCGAGTCATCAGACTCGGGCCTACCAGAGACAATCCTGATCGTGGGTACCAACCTATCCTGAGTGCTCTCACGAGCATAGATGGAATAAGCTGGCAGGACATGATCACCGGGCAACACCTTACGGTGATACCGAGAGCCATGTCGATACGTGTCAAACACGTAACCACCGTATCCTTGGCGCCGTTTATGGGGACGAGGTGAACCACCTAAAAGGTGGCCATCGCCGTAACCATCGGGGCCGAAGATACGGAGGTGATCGGGTATTAAACCGAGCACCTTCGCAGCCATATCAAAGTCAAAGCTTCTGTAGTAGAAGTTGTGGAGAAGAAATAAGAATTCCCCACTGACAAAAGATCTGGCGTAGAACGGGCGTATATCTATTCCCGCATAGTAGTCTCTCCCGCAAGATTCGCGGAAGCTCCCGGAACTGTACGACTTAGCCTTATTGAGCGTAAAGCCGGCGCAGTGAAGCACCTTGCTGAACAAGGGTACAGCCCCAGTCCCTAGAATAATGTCGTCCCCGTAAACGCTTACGCGCTTCTCGGAAGATGACGATCTCTCAACGCTGGCTTGCGCCAGCGCCCAGAAGATCAGGGTCTGCAGGGGGAACGTGAAACCATTCCCCATACTCGAGAACTTGTGTAAAGACAGCTTTCGATCGCCTGCGAGGGCGATTTCGGGCGTCCGACACAAGGAGAGTGCGGCAAACCATTCATAAGGAAGGAGGAAGGCCACCAACTCTGTGCTTATAGAGTCGGAAGCAGACACCAGGTCTAGGGTAGCTAAATTCCCTAGTAAAGAACCTTCGCGAGCAAGGGCATGTTGCCTCTGCTGGTTGCGAATGTCCTGACCTACGCGCAACAGGCGGTCCGCTATGATGCGACCGAAACCACCCTGAACTAAAGCGTTCAGTGTGGGTTCGGTCATAACGGTCCGCGAAGTTTTTGCGTTTTTGGGTACGAAACTCAGTCGCCCAGAGTGAATCTCAACTGGGCAACGAGTCCCCTCATCCACAGCGTGGATGCCAAAGTATCTTGGAAGCTCCTCCGTTAAAAGAGGGAGCAGGGGCAGCAGATTCGTACTACACGACGGTACGGCGCTCAATTTAGTCCGAGCGCACGCATTTATTTTTCGTACCGAAGTCGTTGCACCGGGCCCGAAGAAGTAGTCCAGCGATGATATGCTGGGACACTCACCCAGAACCTTATCGATTTTACGTCGAGCCGTAGACATTACGGCCCATACGTCTCGGGGGAAACAAAAATCCCCCGAAGCCGAAAGGTTCAAGAGGCGATTTGTCCGAAGACACGCCCCTTCGGAGTCGTAGAACTTGTTGAAGGCGACTTCATCCTTATCGATGCCAACATCAAGGAACTCAAGCTTCGTAAAGAAAGCGAGAGCCTGCCTGATGTGTATTAAGGCATCGACGGGGACAGAGCCGTCGTACGCAAGCTCGTACTCACACACCCCAAGCCAGTCACGAGCGCTGATAAGCGCGCGCAAACTGGAGCCATAAGTACCGGCTCTTGAGCAGTGTGACAGTGCGAGATCCCGAAAGATCTCGAGAGAACTCTCACCATCCAATTCCGAATCCCAACGAGGCAAAGACCTCATATATAACTCCTTTCTATAAGAGAGCTGGGACCAGGGTTTAGGACGGTGCGATCGAATTGTCGAACAGGTCCGCGAACGGGCCTGAAGTACCCAATGCGACAGACGTCGTGATGCCGTTGAGCATATTATGCATCAACATGCGCACATTACGTTTGCCGGTGATGGTAGCACGCGGGGAAAAGAATCCCACGTTTTCCATCGTATTGATGTACGCGACTTTCGGGGGAGCGGTATAACCGCTCGAGTTCTGACCCGAGATCGATTCCATGATTGGGATCTCGACCCGTGCAGCCAATCTGTGAATTCCCGACGCAAGAACTTTCTTCTTGAGCGTCACGCGCCCCTGAGCATCCAGGGGAACGGTCGTAATCGCTTCGCGGTAATACGCGAGGGTTTCGCCCCCGATATTTTCCACGCCAGCAACTTGGAAGGAATGTTGGATCGGCGTACTTTCGCCGTCGTAGGCGACGAGTGTAGCTTGAGCAGCCATGTGAATCTTCCTTAATTTAAAAGGTTTTGGGACAATTCCCAGAGAGGATTGAAGGATTCAACCCTTCCCTTTGAACACGCTCACAAGGAGCGCGATCGCATCTGCCAGTCTCGTCTTCTTATCGAAGTTGGGATCCTGCCAGGTGGGCAAAGGCACATCAAGAGAATTAGTTAAAGTTCTCTGGATGCTCATGCTTCGGTCATAGCCGAGAACCTCGTCTACAACTTCGAAGTTACCGCCGCCAATGGGGATCGGACCACTAACCCCATCAACACGCCCACGATGCCAATCGTAGGTTGTGCGGACATAGCTCCCGTCGCTGCCTGATAACTTGGCACGCGTCTCAATCCATGACCCGATCGGAATAAACCAATCGGCCACAAACGAGAAAGGAACCAACTCCCAAGCAATAACCTCTGGGTCGTTTAAGCCCAGATACTCGGGAAGAGAGAACGGCTTTTCCTTGATAGTAGCTTTAATCGCCTTTAAATACCTCCCCTCCCCAGAGACTTTGTACTGGGGATAGGAGTTGGACGATATAGATTTCCCGATGAAATGGGAAACTTTGAAGCTACGTTCTCGAGGAACGTCCAGATTCTGTATGGCACCTGATAAATCATAGATGTCTTTCAGAAGCGGACGCCATCCATATCGGGCCTCCAACCACAAAGATTGAATATCAGTGTTAGACGATGACCGACCCGAAGGCACGGTCGTCTCGCCTTTACGCTGCTTCACCTTTATGATTTTAAAGGCCTTATTCAGATCGCGCCTTTTAAGCGCGATCATGAAGGATGTAAGCTGCCTAGTTCGGAATGCGACCATGTCGACAGTCTTACCGAGCTCAGCCGTGAAGATACCCGCGTTCCAATCGGAACCGCGAATTTTCTCCGCAACTTTACCGATAAGCTTTATCTCATCGTTTGCATCCCAAGTCTTCACCTGGGTTACACTAATACCAGTCCCCGGAATTCCACGGATATACCCGGGGAAGGTGGTATTACCAGATGAATTAATGATATGTGACTTCACTTCGCCATAGAAACGGTCGAAGCGAGTTCCGCTATACGCATGTTCGGGCCACACACCGGCAGCTTTGTCAGCTGGGGTGCGATCTCCGCCAGACGTATTTCGCCCACGTATAAAACCGTAGGGGTAGGTATTACCTACCGAATCAAACTTAGTCACCCTGTCATCGATAGTTTGGTTGATGACAGTCATACTAGGGTTCCCTTCGGGTTTCCGAAGTGGTGGTGTTGAAAGATGCCACCAAACGTCCCCATGTGTACCGTAACTTGCTATCATACCAGCGGATAGCAACCTGGACCAAAACAAAGGCCCAGATAGTCCGCACCAACGGGACTCGAACGCCATTACTGAGCAAGAAGCAGCTCAGCTGGTTAACGAGACCATGGTACTCAGAGTCAAATTCGACCTGGGTAGGTAGCCTGTGTGTCATGAACTCAACAGAAGCGCGCTCCGTGCCCTTTGTATTAAAGGACCCAGTTTGTGCGACGTTGGGCTGAAGCGTGCCCGTGACGAGTAAGTCAACAAGCACGCCTTGGCTGTCCGGCGGGACGTACGAAATAACAATCGTACGGAACGTCGGCTTCATGGCGACACCAGGTGAATGAAGGGAAGGTATTTGAAGAACAGGATCAATAGGACCACAACAAGTACGGTCCAAACATCGATTTTAAAGTTCTTCATCACGCGCCCAACCAACGCAAAAGAGCGTTGATAGCGTCGATCAAGCTTTGCAGCCAGACCGCAAGGCGGTAGATAA